GGGCACTGATCTCGACGCAGCTTTCTCTAGTATGAAAGTCAACAGTTCGTTTGACTTTTACATCATCAACATCGGTGGCACTAACGCCGCTACAGTTACGGCCAACACCGGCGTGACTTTGGTGGGTACTGCTGCTGTTTCTGCTGGTGCGTCAAGCAATTGGCGTGTCCGCAAGACCGCTGACGCAACTTACGTTGCTTACCGCGTCGCTGGTTAACGCGTAGAGGGGCGGGCGATCCTCGCCCCTCGCAACAGGATTCCTAATGCACATTTACCTCAAGCACCCACAGCACGGCAGCAAAGTGGCAACTTCTGATTTGGAAGTCGAAGCTGACGTCAAAAACGGTTGGGAAGTATATAATTTAGACGCGCCGGTAGTTGAGGCTGCGCCTGTAAACGAATTAAAACGCCGCCGTAAAACGGAGTAGGCATGACCACAACCACGGCTGGTGATCAGATCAACGGGGCGCTGCGCCTAATCGGTCAACTGGCTGAAGGTGAAGAGCCCTCTGCTGCGACCGCTACCGATTCGTTGACCGCGCTCAATCAGATGATTGATTCATGGTCAACCGAGCGTTTGTCTATTTTTACAACGCTCGAGCAAGTGTTCTTGTGGCAGCCTGGGCGGCTAAGTCAAACGCTTGGCCCCACGGGTGATTTTGTTGGTAAACGTCCTATTTTAATGGACGACGCAACGTACTTTATCGACCCCGCCAACGGTATTTCGTTTGGCATCAAGTTGATTAATCAACAGCAATACGACGGCATTGCGGTCAAGACCGTGACGTCTACTTATCCACAGGTCATGTGGATTAACACCAATTACCCTAACGTCGATATGCACATTTATCCGGTGCCTACTAAGGTATTGGAGTGGCATTTCATTAGCGTTGACCCGCTAGACACACCGGCGTTGTTGTCCACGCCCTTGACGTTTCCCCCAGGCTATCTTCGTGCGTTTCGCTACAATTTGGCTTGCGAACTTGCGCCTGAGTTTGGTGTCGAGCCTAGCCCCCAAGTGTCGCGCATAGCCATGTACTCTAAGCGTAACCTGAAGCGCATCAACAACCCAGGCGACATTATGTCGCTGCCATACTCAATTGTTGCAACGCGTCAACGCTTTAACATCTTTGCCGGTAACTATTGATGAAGTCGCCTATCCTCGGCTCCGCATACACGGCTCGCAGCGTCAACGCTGCGGCCAACCGTATGATCAACTTGTTTCCCGAGGTGATTGCCGAGGGTGGCCAAGAGCCTGCGTTTCTGAATAGGGCACCAGGGCTGCGTTTGATTACGTCTGTGGGCACCGGCCCCGTGCGTGGGCTTTGGACGTTTGACAACAATATGTACGTTGTGTCGGGCAATACGCTTTACAAAGTCGATACCGAATACGCCATCACCGCGCTTGGTACGGTCGCCAATGACGGCCCCGTGTCAATGACCGACGACGGCATTCATTTGATGGTGGCGTGTAACGGGCCAAGTTTTGTCTACAACGCTGACACAAATGCGTTTGGCGAGATTACTGATCCGGACTTTCCTGGTGCGTTGACCGTGTCGTACCTTGGCGGCTACTTTGTGTTCATTGAACCCAATAGCCAGCGCGTATGGACGACTACGCTGCTCGACCCTACAACCATTGACCCGCTTGATTTCGCAAGCGCAGAGGGCGATCCTGACCATTTGGTGTCGTCTATTACAGACCATTCCGAAGTTTGGCTGTTTGGCGGCAACTCGGTCGAGGTTTGGTACAACTCAGCCGCAGCGGGTGCGGGTTTTCCCTTATCCCGTATTCAAGGCGCGTTTAATGAAATTGGTTGCGCTGCAACATTTTCCGTTGCCAAATTGGATAACGGACTGTTTTGGTTAGGCGCGGATGACCGTGGGCGTGGGATTGTCTATCGCTCACAAGGATACACCGGTGTACGGATCAGCACCCACGCAGTCGAGTGGCAGATTCAACAGTACGGCGACATTTCGGACGCCATTGCCTACACCTATCAACAAGACGGTCATGCGTTCTACGTCCTAACTTTTCCCACCGCGCAAGCGACTTGGGTGTTTGATGTGGCGGCACAAGCGTGGCACGAACGGGCAAGTTTTACCAACGGCAGCTTTAGCCGCCATCGCAGTAATTGCCAAGTGTCGTTTAACCAAGAAATCATCGTAGGTGACTTTCAAAACGGCAACTTGTACGCTTTTGATTTAGAAGTCTACTCAGACGGCCCACGCACTCAAAAATGGTTGCGCTCATGGCGCGCGTTGCCCACCGGCACCAATACGTTTAAGCGCACCGCCCAACATTCGCTGCAACTAGACTGCGAAACCGGCGTAGGTCTGCCAGGCGTGGTTGAAGTGCCTGGGCGAGTGTACTTGAGCCCCATGATTGTGTCCGGCTCGGTTGGTATTGTCGATCAGATTGAGATTATTAACGCCGTGGATGATTTTGTGCAGCCACAAGTCATGTTGCGTTGGTCTGATGATGGCGGTCACACATGGTCAAACGAGCATTGGAAAACAATGGGCGGCGTGGGTGAGTACGGCACCCGCGTCATTTGGCGTCGCCTTGGCATGACCGGCAAACTGCGTGATCGGGTGTATGAGATTTCAGGCACCGATCCAGTCAAGATTGCCATCATGGCCGCTGAACTCGACATAGACGTGACCGCATCGTGACCACTATTTCGCAAATCACCGCACCGCGTGTGCCGATCGTAGACCCTAGAACGGGTCTGATTTCCCGTGAGTGGTTTAGATTTATCAATTCAATGTACGAACAATTAGGCGCGGGTACGGGTGCTGCGTCCGGTACGTTTACAACAGCCGATTCTAAAACCGTGACGGTAGTCAACGGCATCATTACAGGGATAGTCTAATGTCCATCAATCTTTCAGCCTTTGCCGGTGCGGGCGCTCAATTCTTTGACGCCAATGGCGCGCCTCTTACGGGCGGTCTGTTGTACACCTACGCGTCGGGCACATCTACGCCCGTCACGACTTACACGTCGCGGGCTGGCACGACCAACAACACCAACCCGATTGTGTTGGACGCGGCAGGGCGCACACCGGACGAGATTTGGCTAGACGGCGGGGTGCTGTACAAGTTTGTATTGAAATCCTCGACTTACGTTCAAATTGGGTCATACGACAGTATTCCCGCAATCAACGACACAACGACTTTTAGTAATCTGATCACGGTTGCCGGTACGAATGCGTTGACCGGCCTAGCCACGCCAGCCTTGTCGGGCTACGCTGCGGGCGCACAATACAGCTTCATTGCTCAGAACACCAACACAAGCGCGGTTACGATCGACATTGACACGCTTGGCGTCAAATCAATTACCAAGTTTGGCACAATGGCGTTAGCAGCGGGCGACATTCAAGCTGGCGCGCTAACACTTATTGAATATGATGGTACGCAATTTCAACTGCTTAACGTCACCAACAACAATTTCAAATTTATATCTGAGCCGACTACAGTTACGGCAACAGCGGCTACCGGCACAATTAACTATGATGTAGCTACGCAATCAATTGTCTACTACACAACTGCTGCGACCGCCAATTGGACGATAAATTTACGCGCGTCGTCGGCGGCTACGCTTAACAGTTTGATGTCAATTGGCCAAACCATTACGGTTACCTTTATGGCGACTCAAGGTGCAACCCCTTACTACAACAGCGCGTTGACCATTGACGGTACATCTGTCACACCTAAATGGCAGGGCGGTGTCGCACCTACTGCGGGCAACGCTAGTTCAATAGATTCGTACACTTACGCCATCCTTAAAACCGCAAGCGCCACGTTTACGGTTCTTGCGTCTATTACCAAGTTTGCGTAAGGATAGCCATGCCACGCATCTCTAGGATCGGCGCAGCATCAGCGGGGGCCTTTGGGTTTCAAGGTAAGTCTGCTTTTGCTGCGGCATACCTTTTAATTGGTGGGGGCGGGGGCGGCGGTAACGCCCCGCAGTCTAGCTTTTTCTCGGGTTGGGGCGGCGGCGGTGCGGGTAAGTTTACGCCTGGCACGGTTACGCTATCGCCTTCGGTCACCTACGTCATCACTATCGGTGCGGGCGGTGCGGGCGGCGTTGCGGGCAATACAAGTTCAATCGGTTCGCTAGCGTCTGCGGTAGGTGGCAGCACAACAACAAGTCGTAACGGTGCAGCTTCGGCTGATGGATTCTCGGGCGGCTCGGGTAGCGGCGAAGGCGGTGGGGGCGGCGCAGGGTCGTCCGGCAACGGCACCTTGGGTGATCCCACAGTAGGCGGCACGGGCGGCGCGGGAACTGCAAGCAGCATTACGGGAACATCAGTCACTCTTGCTGGCGGTGGAGGCGGGGGTCAAGCCTCATTTCCGTTTAATGGACGTAGTGGCACAGCAGGTGGTGGAACTGGCGCGGCGGGCAACGGCGGCACGGGTGGCAACGCAACAGTAAACACCGGCTCGGGCGGGGGCGGCAGCACGGCTACTGACGTGACGGCTGTACCAAACAGCACGGGCGGGAGCGGCGGTGCAGGGTTGGCGGTTCTTAGAATCCCAACGTCTGAGTACACCGGTTTAGTAACAGGGTCGCCAACGGTCACGACCGACGGGTTGTTCAAAGTAGTTAAATTTACGTCATCGGGAACCTACACAGCATGAGTTATTTTGCTTGCGTACCTAGTATTGTTGATGGCAAAGGCGTGGTGACTGATGTCATTCGTGCCGATCAAGACTTCATTACCGCTGGCTACGCCGGTGACCCGTTTCAATGGGTGCAGACAAGCTACAACACCCGTGGCAACGTCTACTACATTCCCAACTCTTACCCGCCCGAGCCTGACCCTGACCAATCAAAAGCGCTTAGAGCCAATTACGCAGGGTTAGGTTACACCTAC